GCCTCTATGGCCAGCTTCTGGAAATCCTCGCTGGCAAACAGTTTGCCAGCCGCCTTGACGGCATCGGCATTGCCCTTAGCCATGAAGTTGATGATGTCGGGAGCCACGAAGCCACCGCCAGGCACAGCGCTTGCCGCACCAGTCACCACACGCTGGGCCGTGGTGCTTTGCATGACCTTGCCAAGCAGCCCTTCGGCCTTGAGCGACTCCACCAGCGCCTGGTTGGCCTTCCCGGTGGTGAGCACCTGGGCGCGTGCGTCGGTGATCCTGCGCGAAATTTCGTACAGGTCGCGCAGCACAGCGTCAGAGTCTTTGCCCAGCGTCTCCACCACCTGCTTGTAGACCGGAGGGTTGGCGCGCAGGCCACGATAGGTCTTGGCGAACTCGGCAAAGCCGAACGCACCTTCCTGGGCCGCCCGACCAGAACTTGAGACAGAGGCCAGCGCCGTGGCAATGGTCTCCTTGCGCAACTCAGGCGGGACGACCTTCATCAGCTTGTTGAACTGCGCCGCGTCGCCCTTGGCCGCAGACTTGATGGCTGACTGCATGAGGGTGGCCACGCTGCCGTCGATCTCCTTGCCGAAGGCGCCGACGATGCGGTTCTCAAGTGCCTTCTTTTTAGCCGTCAGCAGGTTGGCCGCACGCAGTTCCTTGCGCAGTGCATCGCCGCCAAGGTCGCCTACGTTTGTCAGTTGGTCGTCAGCAAGGGCCGCGTACAGGCGCTTCAGGTCGCCTGCCGCCATGTTGCCGTATGGAGATTCCTTGCCAGCCATTGCCTGCCAGATCAGGTTCTTCTCGCGCAGCAGACGGCCGTAGGTTGCAGTCGGGTCAGTGGCCAACTCGTACAGCTTTTTCTCCTGCGCCGTCAGACCCTTCTCGCCAACCTCAGCCAGCACCTCGTCCAGCGTCTGCGTCAGCTTCGGGAACTGCACGGTGGACGTCTTGGGGATAGCCTCATCGACGCGCTGGTAGATCGTGCTGGCGTCCTTGGCCAGTTGCGCTTGCGTTCCCTTGAGGCTGTCCAGGATGCGCTGGGAGGTTGCGCCAGGTGCCGGACGGCCTTCGATGAAAGCCGCGTCGAACTGCTGCACCACATCGTCGGCCTTGGCGATGGCGTTGCGCACCGTGTTCACCCAGGCCGCCTCTGCCTCGCCGCCAGCTACAGACCTGGTCAGGCCCACGGCAGCCCGGACTTGCGGGTTGTCGCTGAAGACATCGAAGGGCAGGTCCATGCCAAGACGCTCGGCCGCAGCGCGCGCATCAGGGTTTACCTGGGCAAGATCGGCCAGCCGCGCCTGGGCAGCCGCAGAGCCTGGACCTTTGCCGGAAGCCTTGCGCACAAGGTCGCCAACTTCCTCGAAGGCCTCGGTGGTGGCCTGGACGGCAGGCTGCTCGGGCACAGCCTGCACGGCAGCCTGGACAATGGGCTGCTCCGGGACGGCCTGAACGGCCGCAGGAGCCGCCGCAGAAGGCTGGGTAGGCATCGGCTCAAGCGTCGGCTCGATTCGCGCTCCAGGGGCCGCAGGACGCGCCGCTGGGGCTGCTGCTGCCGGTGTTGCTGGCGCAGGGCCACGGCCGGTGGCACGCTGCACGGTGCGCCGGACGGCAGGTGCTGCCGCTTGAATGCCGCGCTGCACCACTTGGCCAGCCCCACCGGCTGTGCCAGCCGTGACCACCTCGCCAGTGTCAAATCGTCCGCCAGTGCCTGCCTGAGTGGCCTCGATCACGGCCTGAGTGCCAGCGCCAGCGGCCACAGCACCAGGGATGGTGGTGGCACGCCCGGCCGGGGTGAAGGCCAGCAGGCCGCCAATGACGCGAGGAATGTCGCCAACGGACAGGCCAGGAGGGATGGCGTACTCGCGCTGGTCAACGGAAGACCGGATGATGAAGTTTCCTTTGGCGTCCTGGCGAACCTGCGCGCCAGGGAAATTGGCCTGCAGAATCTGGACCGTTTCTTGCGGGTTGGACAGCAGCGTGCCCAACGCCGTCTTGAGGGACGCCACGCTCATCTGGTTGAGTTCCGGCATCGAGGTCCACTCGGGCAGCGTTTGGGTCTCAGTGGTCGCACGCCGCGATCCGGTGACCATTTCGCCCAAGGACTCGAAGAAGCCCATCTTTGGAGGTTCTGCCGGTGCAGTCTGGCCGCCAAACTGGCTGGCCATGGCCGCATAGTCGACCACCTGTGCAGGCTGCGTCTGTGGAGTCACAGGCAGCGTCTGCTGAACGGCAGCAGGCGTCTGCGGAGTGACTGGCAGTGGCGTAGGTGTTGGTGCAGCAGCAGGGGCCGGAGCCGGGCCTGCCACCGTGCCGCCGAACTGTCGTGCGAGTGCTTCGTAGTCGGTTGCCATCAGCGGATTCCTGCTGCTTTCTTGAAGGCGTCAGCCGCCTGCTGCGACGGGAAGGTCAGCACCTGACCGTTGGGAGCCGTCACCGATACAGGAGCACCAGGCTGGCGTGGTGCCTCTGGTGCCGTTGGCGCAACTTCGGTCGGGGTGTAGAAGATGTTGGCCGTGTTCAGACCGTAGCCCTTGGCGATTCGCTCGATTCCGGTGCGCACGGTGGCCTCTTGGGTCTGGGCCTGCTTGTACAGACCTTCGGCTTGCTTGGCAAACATCTTGCGCTGGTCTGGATTCAGACGTTCGCCTTTCACCAGGTTGTTGTACAGGTTCTGAATGCGCTCCGGCACGCCGGTGGCGTTCTGCGCCGTGGCGAACTCGCCCTCGCGCACCACAGAGCCTGGGTCCAGCATCTTCATGTAGTTGAAGATCAGCGCCAGGTCGCCAGCGGCCGTCTCTTGCGAAGCAAGCACGCGGCCGTAGGCCGACTTGACTTCCTGGTATCCCTTTGTCTGGTCGCTGTATTCCTTGCGGAACTTGCCCTCAGCTTCGGGCCGCTTTTCCACCGGGATGATGCCTGCAGCCATCTGGTCAGCCTCTGCACGCGCACGCTGTGCCTCTGCGCCGGACTTCGCAGCCGCAGCATCAGATGCACGACGAGCCGCTTTTGCCTGCTCGATCTGCGACTGTGTAAGATTGATCTCCAGACCGAACTTCTGCGGTGCAAACTTTGCCTCAGCTTCTTTGATGATGGCGTCAGCGGTTTCTTTGCGCAGCGTGAACGGCTGCAGTTGTGCAGCGCGACGGTCAGTCTCAAGCTTTACAGCGCCTTCGATGACCTTGTCACCACCAGGCATCTGCGAGATGGTGAAGCCGAAGTAGTCCTCGGTGGCCTTCGGGTTTTCCTTGGCCACATCTCGCCATGTCTCCAGAAACTTGGCACCGGCCTCGTCGCCACTGTTGCGCTTGGCTGCGATCTGACGCTCGATCAGGCCGATGGCGATCTCAGGCTTCCCAGCCTTGAACGCCGAGAACACCTGACCAGCCTGACCAAGTGCGTTCTGCTGCTGGTCAGCGTTGATCATGCTGAAACTCTCGCGCACGGCCTTGGCCTGCGTCTCAGGAAGCATCATCGCCAGGTCAGCATAGTCCTTGGCGGTCGCGCCTGGCTGGCGCAGGCGCTGGAAGGCTTGCGAGATCAGCTTCTGTTGCTCTGCTTGGCGCTGGGATTGCTCCTGCGCCATGCGGGTTTCGGTGATGGCTGTGCCAGTTTTGAACGCCGACAGGAAAGCCTGCGACGGGTCAGGAATGTCGACGCCGTAGTTGATTGGGCCGGATGGTAGTTGAAGGGCCATCAGAATTTACCTCCCAGGCCAGAGAAGATGCCCAGGCCGCCAGAGATGGCTGCGGGAATGGATGCGAACGCACGGCCTTGGGCCATCTGCGCGCCAGCTTGTGCAGCGCCTTGCTGGGCCAGCAGGCTGGCGATGTTCGCGCCGCTTTCCTGCGCAGCCGCGCCGGTGCCAGCGGCAGATGCTTGGCCAAGGCGCGCCAGGTTCGAAGTGGTCTCCTGGCCAAGTGCGGTCAGGCCGCCAAGACGGCTGTACTGCTGGCCAATCAACTCGGACAGCACCTGCGGCCGGAACTGTGCCAGGGCCGCCTGAATGTTGCCGCCGCGCAGCCCACCAGTGGCAGATGCCTGCTGCAGCAGTGCGTTCTCGCCTTGCTGGACCAGCGCCTGCATCTGCGGACCGGCCGCCAGTTCGGCAATGGCCTTGCGCTGCGCCTCTGGGCCAGCCAGACCGAGCAGAGCCTGCTGGGCCTGCATGGCAGGGACACCAGCTTCAGCGTAAGGCTGCAGCCCTTCAATCGCGCCGGTACCGGCTTCGACGTAGGGCTTGAGCAGTTCTTGAACCTTGTCGAACTGGCGACGCTGTTCAGCGATGCCAGCCTCCGATGCTTGGGTTTGTGCTGCTGCCGCAGACTCGGCAGCGTCGGCCTGTGCCAGGCCAGATACGAGCGTTGCGCCGCCAACGGCAATGCCTGCCAGCGCTGCTCCAGATAAACCGAAACTCATTGTTTGCCCTCCAGGTGCGGGTGTTGGACGGCCTCAAGGACAGGAGCAGGTGCCGGGACGGTGTACATGTCCCAGATAGCCTGCGGGTCTGTCTCGTTCGTCGGGTTTGCGTGGAAGGTGGTGACCTCAACGTCCGTCAGCGCCACGCCAGCACGCTTGGTGTTGGACTTGGTGACGCTCATGAAGCCGGGGCCAACCTGGGCCGAGCCGTCGTCAGTGGTGACGATTAGGTGGCCTTTGCGAACCACGAAGAATGACTCGTCCTTGTGCACTGCGCCAGTCAAGACGGTGCCTGCCGGGATGTGCATGGTCCGAGCGTAGAGGCCGTTGCAGAAGTCGTGATCGACAGGCATGTCGACCTGGGGCAACTTGAGCAGTTCAGCCTCCAGGCGGTAGATCGGCAAGTGCTCCGCAGGCACACCGGACTGCTTGGCAACTTCCTGAACCGCGACATCGCTCATCGAATCCTCCTGCTGGGGGCTGTGAGCTACTGGCTGCTCGAACGGCTCAGTAATGGTATTTTCCCACATTTGAATGGCCTGTCAATCTTGCTCGAACTCGCGCTCTTCCCAGGCTTGGCAGGAGCGCATGTCGTGGCAGATGAACTCGAATTTGTGGCAGTAGCCACGGTAGCCAGCGCCATCGTCCCAATCGTTCTGGGGGATGCGCTCCATCTTGGCCTGCATCATGGTGCTGTTGTCGTAGTACTCGCAGTTCGAGCACCGACGACGACGCGCCTCTTTCTCATCGACTTGCATGGCCTTGGCCAGCTTCATCCAGTAGGGCTTGTTGGCTCCGCGCTCGTTGCTGGGCTTTTCAGGGCCGAGCATCCAGTCGTCGATCACCACCTGGGTGTTCTTTTTGTTCTCGGCCGCCGTGATGAATGGCTCCTCGTATGGGATGCCACCAAAGCCGGCCAGCATCATCTTGGGCATTTTTGCGTCTTCCATCATGGACTCCTTCAGGTGATCTCGCGGCCGGAAAT